CGATTGTTGCCAACAACGACGGAGACTTTAGGGCCGCTGAATTTAGATTTTTGGCCATTACTCATAAAAACGATTTAAAGTCCACACAGTGGTAGCATGCTTTTAGTAGGACTAATTTGGGCACTCCCAGCCCATCCAAAACCGTTTACAAGATTCCAATGTAGGTATAGTTTGCAGCCATTTCTGAAACTGAAACTCATCCTGGGTATAAGGACGAACTTTATGATCACAAAGCCAGCGCACAAAATTTCTAATGTACGTCTGCAATGGTTCAGTCCACGTCGCTTCTACCATCAGCATAATGGTCCTAGTGAGAATAATACCTGGCTCGGTTTCTGTATCTTCGAGATTTCGCAGGGAACAAATAGTCTTGTTCTCATTCACTACACCAACATAACCAAAAGGGGTTTTCTTTATGGTTTTCCCCAACCACACATGCCCATCAATGGAGTCAGACTCAACATCCTTGTCTTTAGACAAGACCATGCCAAACTCAGCATAGGCGGCAGCTCTTCTCTCATACGTGTAACAATGCGCATACTTTTCCGAGATACTTTCATTATTATCATCGCCGTATAATCCACAGCGGTAATGTATTTTCTTCTCGTAATACGCCTCCGGGGATAACATCAACCCAGTGAGGCGGCGCCACATATAATTCTTGAGGAAGGCATGAATAATAGTGTTGTCATAAGTTGTGCTATCCTGACCAGATGGATTCCCAAAGAACTTAAGGAACACCTGACCATTACTAGTGAGAATAAAGGACTTGAGTTTTTGATCATAGTAGTAGTTTTGTCGATCCCACCACTCTTGTTCACTCATTCCCTTTTTATCCCACATAAAGAATCGCACTCTTTTCACAACATCGAATAGCAAGGCCATAATGCGAGCATCATATTTATCAGCGTCTGAGGAGGTTTTCTTACCCTTCAACCCATCTAGCCACTTTGCATATTCATTTAATCCACCACCTTGCATAGTCATTCCGACACGCGATGGACACTCATCAAAGAGATTTCCAAGCTCAGACATCAGATTATTAGTATACTGAT